CAGTCGTGGTTCGTTCAATAATTCCAGCAAGTTTGTCTTGTGCCGCTGCATCTTCAATAGCGCCTTTGGTGGCGTCAAACAATGCAGCGCCTACTGCTACCAGCCCAGCAGCTGCAGGAACAGCCGCTTTTTTTATAGCGAATTGCGCCTTCTGCCCGTTTGTTTCTAAGTCTTTAAACTGAGAAATGGCTTTCTTAATACCAGAACCGTCAAATTCGCTGATGATGGGAATATTTACAGCCATTACTTCAACTCCTGATTTACCGTAGCGATTACGCGCAACACTAGCGCTCGAAGTTCTGCCTGTATGGAAGGCAATGCTTGTTCGGCTGAAGGCCACAAAACACGAGCAGTTCTTGCTCGAAGGTTCTCTGACAAAAGTGTGTTTTTGCCACGACCAGCAGTTTCAAGCACCACAGCGCCAGCATCAGATTGAGTCACATAGATGACATTGGCATCATTGCGCCGAGTAGAGAACTTGACTTTTAGACCTTTAACTGCTTTGGCTTTGGTGTAAGGAAAGATTTTCTTGTTGCCCTGTGTCCAGTTGCGATTCATGCCGGACAAAGGGACATCTGGATATCGAGAAGCAGCTAGAGAAACCAATGGCTGCGCAATCTGTTTAGCGTCAGCATTGAACTGCTTGCGAAGGTCTTTGTCAATTTTGCCAAGAGCCTTAATGGCTTCTTTAGCGCCAACAATTTCAATAGATGCCGTGGCTGTCATTTGCGTCTTGCTTTATTTAGGACGTCAATCACAGTGTTCATGTCTTGCATTTCGAAAGGTATTTGTGGAGGCCACCACCCAGTCTCAACTAGCAGTTCTGCTAAAGAGCGTGAGTAGGTGCCTCGTTGGTGGGGTTTGTGGGTTCGTCCGTTACAACTTCAATAGCGACTAAACGCTTAACATAATCGTCAAAAATTGCTGGCACAGTAATGCCATGCACTTTGCAAGATTCAAAAGCCATGAACGCTAAGTCTTCAAGTCCTACGCCAGTGGCGAGGTTGGAGGCTTTTTGTTTGAACTTTCGTTCCCAAGCGATTATGACGTAGAGGTTTGTTTTAACCTCATAGGTCGTTTGGTCTGTGGTTACTTTGAGCGTGAGTTGCATTGTGTTGTTTCTTGATTATGGGGTTGTGACGTCGCGTACCCATGTGCCGCCAGTGAAGGAAGCCTCTACGGTTGCGAGTTCACCAACTGTTGAGTTGATTGGGGTGAAGTTGGCAAGCATACAGTTTGTGAGAACGTACTCAGGGTTAGTTGCTGACTCTGTTGCACCAGATGGTGAGATGGTCAAGATTGTGCTGCCTGTGCCTACGCATGATGCGAGGATTGCTTCAACTTCGGTTGCGCCATATGACAAGAAGAAAGTGATTGACACGTCCACTGTCTGGAGGCCACCAGTAAACCGATGACCAGTGTCACCGAATGCCGTTGATTCAAGGGAGTCTTGACCAATGGTAATCATGCAAGCATTGGCTTGGTCTGACAAGTCAGTTGTGGTTGCACCTTGGGTGATTCCGATAGTCGCGTTGGATAGGAATGTTGTTGTTGCCATTGGTGGCTCCTTTTTCTAGTTGCGCCGTACTGCTACGGCAACGGTCATGTCATAGCAGGGAAGCATCTGTTCGCCGTATGAAGCGAGAGATGGCCTTCCATCCACTATGGCGATTGGTGAGTTCATAATTGTGTCGACGGTTGTCATCAAGTAATCTCCGCTATCTTGATTTCCGGGTGGCCCAGCAAGAACGCGAATAACTAGCCGAATATCGCCCACGTTGTATGTGAAGGCATCGAGCGTTGGAAGTTCAATCATTACTGATAGTGGTCGCGCGTTGCGTGGGTCTGTGACTGGTTTCAAGCCCAAAGTCGTCAGTGCGGTCTTAGTGGCGTTCACTGCCTCATAGAGAATGCCTGTTGCAGCCATTAGGCAACCTGTGGCCTTCCGCAACCAAGCAGCTGCATAATCTGACCGAGAGACATGGTGGGGGTACCCATGCCCATTGAGTCAAAAGATGCGTAGCCGTCAACAGCGCCACGAGAGCGATATTGGGTGGCTGCATACATGATTGTTCCTAGTTTGGCTGCGCCGTCAGGAGCGGTTGTAAGGCTGTCTGTGTAGCCAGCCTCTCTACGCTTGCGGAATGCCCAACTGTTAGCCGCTGAGACGCATACAGCAATGAATGCGGTGTCGTTAGTGGTAGCAACTTCGATGCCTAACCAACTGGTTACGTCGGCTGAGGTAATCCACGAGCAAGTAGGCGTGTAAGTGACAGTTCCGGTGGCAACGCTTCGTTCAAGGTTGTCGCCTGCACTGACGTATATGAACTGGTTTTCCATAATGACGTCATAGTCAAAAAGCAAGTCGCCTTCGTCTGAAACGCCAATGAAGTCGTAAGGCTCGGTAGAAACCACAGTGTGTGTGCCGTTGAAGTTGTGAGCGGCTCCTGCGATAACTACCGAGTCTTGTGACTGAATGTCTGTGTCAACGAAAGTCTGCATGATGGCATAGTTGTCTAGTCTCGTATGAAATGCGAGGTTGTAAACAGCCATGGTCTTGCAGTCTTTTTAGTTCGCTTAAATTAAGCGAATGCAGCCTTGACAAACTTGGTGTTGTCAATCATTAGCGCTGCAAAGTAGCCCCTGAACGCCAGTGTACGTGAGAGCGTCGATGGTGAGTCGATACTTATGGCCCCTTTTTGCTGCTCGAACAGTTCGTAGCCTGTTGCGTCACCGATGATGAGCGTTCCAGCTGCAAAGTTGCGGTCAACAACAACAGACAAACCAAAAGCGTTTCCGCCGTACTGGTTTACACCAAGGTCACCAACTGCGTTCATTGGCCCAACTTGTGGGAACAAAGGACGCTTTGTGGTGTCGGACAAGGCAAGAAGGCCTTCCCAGATATCAGCGCTGACAAACAAGTGGCCCGGAAGGTTTCCGTTTGACGAACTGAGGATTGTGGAGGCTGCGCCACCGACCCAGCCTGTCCAGTATGAAGGGTCAGCAAATGATGCGTTTGCGAATGCGCGTGTAACTGATGCACCTGACGCAAGCGTGTCGGCTGCGTAGTTGTCGGTTGCGTTGGCGTAGATACGACCCATGTCGTCAAGAACGACTGACAAGATTGCAGGGTCTGACCAGTCGATATCGGCTTCGCTGATATTCACATATCCACCAAAAATTTGCTTGGTGACTTGGTTGTTGAAAACAACGAGGGTGCCTTGCGATGGTGACTGTTCAGCAATACTTGCGCCAATAGTCACATGAGTCGTCACCTCAGGGCGAATGAAGACCTTGCCACCAGCAGGAAGTGCGCGTACACCAACTGCGTCAACTACTGGGCGACGACCAATGAAGTTGTTGTAAACAGGTGAGATGATTGGTGTTGGCAAAAGTCCCGGAGTGTCGGTTGTGACGATGTCTGGTGCAGCTGCACGAAGTGCATCGCTCATTCCGCGCCATTGGTCGCCACCTGAGATAGCTGCTGAAAGGTACTCAACAGCGGTTGGAAGTTTTACTTCACGTCGTGCGGTTGCGTAAATGGGTGTTGTTGGAATGATTGGAGCCTCGGCCTCAACCACTGGGTTTTCTTGTGTTGCCACTTCTGGTTCCTCCTCGGAATCTGTTGGGGTGGGTTCGGTTGCATCTTCTGATTCTGATGCAGCGATTTCTGTAATGACAGCATCTTTGAATGCTGGCTGTGCGACAAGACTGATTTCTACAAGGTCTGCTTTTGAAACAACCATGACGCCGTTCTTGTCGTATTTAAACTTTGTTGGGACAGCACCAACGCTCACCGAATCGTACGCGCCTGCTTTTACGAGTTCGATGGCGTCGGCAGCTGCGCCCGTCTTTGCGAACGTGGCGGTGAATCCAAGTCCTTCGGGCATATCAGCGAGTGATGTGACGACTCCGCGCAATTGGCTCATGTCGTGATTTTCAAGCAGCTTTGGGTTTTTCATGTCAAGGTCGAAAGCGCCACGAGAGAAAGAAACTTTGGTGCCGTCCATAACCGTTGCTGATACTGGGGCCCAAGGGACTGCAATTCCAGTAATGGTTTTAGGAGCATCTTCGCCGGCGGATGCGTCGAGAGTGATGGGGACATTTACAAAGTGAATCATGATTGGCTTTCTTCTGATACGTCAACGACTGGTTCAACCATGACGTCGTCCATTTCTTCTTCTAGATAATTTTCAATGTCGTATTTGACATAACGATTGCGTGGCAAAACATTGGAGGCCGAAAGTGTTTGCTGAATGCACTCAATAAATGGCTTGGCTCCATACAGATACAACTGGCGGTTTGAGTCCTGCACGTTTGTGTAGGTCAAGCCTGAACCTTCTTGCGGTGCCGAAACAAGGTAGGCAGGAATGTTGGAGACACGAGCAATTTCCAAAGACTGATACTTGCGCTGTTCAGCGACTACTTCTGCTGGTGAAACGCTGAACTCTTTAAACTCAACATAATCATTCAACGCGCCAATAGCGTTTTGACGACGCATCGCCGACCATGCAGCCGCAATCTCACTAAGGCTGTCAGAGTCAAGAGTCTCGCCACCTTTTTGCTGTAAATATCCGGGAACGGTTTCCAAAGTTGCGTAACGGTCAGCGGCTTGGTCGAGGTGAGTTGCTATTGACAAAGCGCGAGCGCCTTGATATAGGAGTCCTTGAATGGGAGACAAGAACTGAATGACGTCGTTAACGTCGCCAATTTGAATCCCATTAAATTCAACAATGTCAGAGGGGCCAAACCATTGAGGCCCAGTTTGGTTTGGAGTTGTCACCATTGCAGCTGGTAGCCAAGTAAATGATGCTGGCAAGCCTGTTGAGTAACGGGAAGTTACAAAAGCAAAAGCGCGTCCGTAAAAGAAAAGGTCACTGAAGATATTTGAGTAAAAAAAGTTGCGCGTGACTTTTGGGTCTGGCTGTTCCATCCACGGTTCCAACGGAAGATAAATTTCTTCGTAGCGTTCGCCTGTCCACTGCTTTGAATAGTGGCGCATCTCTAAGCAGCCAATCATGGAAGCCAAAAGGTCTTTCGAGCGTGACACGGTCGGGTTCTGCAATGCGCGTTGTTCGGCTGCGCCTGTGGTATAAGCAAGGAAGTCGTTGATTTGTGCAGCGCCAGCGCCAGCGGCTGCCTTTACGGGTGGCGAACTGATCTGTGCCGTTGTAACTTTCGGAGCGAAGAATCCCACGGGCGGAGTCTTACACAAACAAGTTGCAAATGCAACTACCTCGCTGAACCCATCATTGCCCGACCAGATTGAGTTGGGCGAGACACAAGCGAAGCAGCCGCAACTAGGCAACGAGCGCATTCG